TACTGAGGTCTACGCTTGCGTCTTTAGCATCTGGTCCAACGATAAGGCTAGGCATAGCACCGTTAGCAAGCAATCCCCAGGCTGTCGTGCTTGCAGTGTTGTCGGTAGCAATCTCACGCAGTACAGCGGTAACCGGGGAGCGTCCAAGGCGAATATCGCTAGGCTCCCTGCCGTACCGGATGTGGATGATGTCAGATACAGGGATGTCAAAAGAGCGTCCGTCAGTGGTGTACACGTAATGGGTTAGCGGGTTTGTGCCGTTACCTACAGGTCTAACCATGTCCTGCGGTAGGAACTGCAAAGCGGTAACCGTACCACGGGTGGATGAGCGTATCTTTCGGATGTAGGTATTGCCGAATAGTTTGTAATCCTGCACAACCCATGCCCAGAACAGAGACCCCATAACCAGCGGATCTGGTTGAGCGATGAGCTGAAGGGCTGGATGTTCGATAGGCTCTGCTTGTTGCATATCGACTTTACGCATGACCTCTGGCGTAGCCTGTGCCCAGTTCCTGATGTACCAGTCCATAGCGGAAGCCACGACACCATTTAGCCCAAGGTCTCCTGCTATCCTTGCCCAGTCTTTGGTGCTACCCGGTAGGGCTCGGCGTAGTAATGTCTGCAACTGACCAGAGCCGTAGCCGGTTAGGTAGACATCACGAGACTGGGATAATGGTAACGGAAGCATTGCGGTAGGGTTCGCAGCTGCTTTGCGTCCTAGGAAACGGTCAAAGATACCCATGCTCACAGTATCCCACAGAATAAAAAAGCCCCCTTGCGGGGGCTGTATCTGTTATGAGTTTTGATTCCATGTGAACTTGTAGCCAAGGTGGTTTGTACTCCATTGTCTTACTACTGCTTTGATTGTTTCGCTCTTCGTTGCATCATCATGTGGAAACGATGCCATTACAATCTTTTCTCCATCCATGATTCCTTCGATTGTTATCCATCTCATCTTTGCATTCTCGGTTGTTACAATCTTGAAAAGTACTTCGTTCATATCTCTCTATCTCCCTGCTTGATGTCAATAATATACACCCAAAGTATATATACGTCAAGGGTATAGAGATATATATTTTAGACGGCACCCCAGCCACGCTTAGATCCGCACACCTGCCAAGCATAAGCCAGAGCATCAACCACGTCATCATGCCTGCCAACAGGGAAACTCAGTAACTCATCCTCAAAGTAAGCCGGTAGCCCTTGGCAGTGCATAACCTGTGATTGCTCGTATCGGGCTTCGAGAGGCGCAAAGCGTGTCACTTTGTCACGGTCTGGGCGTATCCCCCGAATAGGCAGTTTCGTACGCCGTAGAAGCTCCTGCACGACAGCCGCCTGATACTGCACCTGCTCGATGCCAATCATGCTAGGCTTCCACTTGTCAGCCATAGCCTCGATGAAGCGTAGCACGGATGCAAAGTCAGCCCTAGTACGGTTGATGTCTCTAACGTAAATCGTCCCATCTTCACCACGGGATACAACAGCAACCCCGGTGTAGTCTGCTTCACTCTTGGTACTGATGGCAAGGTCAACGCCGATATAGGTTGGTAAGCCTTCAGGACAGTCACCGTACCGTAGCCACTCCCGCTTGATACGAGCACCAGCAGCATCGACGAACTCCGCTAGATACTCCTGTCGGAAAGCAATGCTCGGCAGAGACTCACCAGCCTTGTCTACTTCGGTTGGATCTATCCAAGGGTTAGCGGTCGTAGGCATCTGCCATGCCATCCAGTCATCATCAGTAGCGGCTTGGTTGTAAAGGGTACGGAAGTAGTTGCTACCCTTGGGAGTGCTTAGGAAAAAAGCATCACCCTTATAGTCTGTGAGCGTTGGGCGTATGGCTTCAGTCCAGGCTTGTTCTAGATGTCTTGCCATGGCGGCTTCGTCAATGATGACTCGCTTGTACTTACGACCACGGGCTACCGTGCTAGGGTCATCCAAAGTCCAGTAGTCAATCGCTGCCCCGGTTATAAGCTCGATGCGTGGTGCAGGTGTCTGAACAGCTCGCCGGATAACAGGAGCATATATCCGCTTATGGTCGTTGTACGCCTCTTCTAGGAGCCTGTAGGTGGGCGCAAACCACGCACACGGTAAAGCATCTTTTAGAACCGGGTCAGATAAAAGGTTTCCACCGAGTGTTGTTTTACCAAAGCGTCTCCCACAGGCAAGCACGTTGTACCGCTTGGCCTCACGGAGTATGACCTGCTGTGCTTCGTGAGGCCTTGGTAGGACTAGTCTAATGTCAGGCAATGCTGGATCTCTTTTGGCATAACTGCCTGTATTCTTGCCTCTGCAATTTTGATGTAGCCTGCGTCCATCTCACAACCAATGAATCGAAAGCCTTCAAGGATTGCACCACGTCCGGTACTACCTGAACCGGTGAACGGATCGAGCACTACACCTCCCTTCGGTGTAACCAATCGGCACAAGTAGCGCATCAGTTCCGTAGGCTTTACCGTTGGGTGGTTGTTACGTGCTTGGCTGTCGTTGCGTTGATATGCAGTCTCGTTTCTTGCTTGCCTGCCGTCATGGCTGTACTGCTTTGCTTCCATCGCATCGCATCCATGGTCTCTATCTGCCTTGCTTGTCTTAGGACAATAGAAGAACCGTGAAGCTTCGCCCATGCCTTCTAACACGTCTGCGCTCCCATCGTGCATCACGTTAGCTGGGAACCTGCCCAGTGTGTTGCTTTGTCTTGGTATTTCCTTTTTGTGCTTTAGAAATCCACCATCCAACCCGACAACACTTCCCCGTATACGATTCCAAGAATCTGCGGTTTCTATCCGGCAACCGTCTATGTTGATGGCTCCTGTACCCCAATCCTGCACGTTCTGCGCTACCGTGGCTTTGAAGGGCTTACGTGCCATCGTGATAGGCTCCATGGCTGGTTTGAGTGCTGTACCCCATCCCTGATGTTCACCGTCTAAGTTGTGAGACTTTGGAAACCCACTACCGTACATCCACGCTAACATATCCCGTATCTCAAACCCGGCATCTTCAATGCGTACCGCCATACGGTGTTGAGTCCTAGTACCAGCAAACGCCAGCAGGTAACCGCCAGGCTTGAGTACTCGCAAGCATTCTGCCCATATATCGGTAGATGGGACATCGTAATCCCACTTCTTGCCCATGAAGGATAGGCCGTACGGCGGATCGGTTACAACAGCATCAACCGAGCAATCCGGCATGGTGCGCAGGATGTCAAGACAGTTGCCGTGGTGAAGCTCATGCACCGGGTTTATCCGCATACTCCACGATTACCTTGACCGGGCTACCGTCTGCGCCTGTCTGTTCTACCCTGCTAGACCACTCGGCTTTGTGCTTACGCTCTAACCACCATGCAGCAGCTTGCCATGTGCTATCAGCTGCTTTTTGGATGATAGCAACGTTGCGAACCTCGGCATCACCTTCTGCTTTCTTTATAGCGTCCGAGAATTCCGGAATGTCCTTGAGCCAGACGGCAAATGTATCCTCAGAAATGCCAGCGTAAGCGCAGGATGCTCGGCGGGTATTACCTGCCCTCAGTGCCTGTGTGATGCGCTGTACTACATCCTCGTTGTACTTGTATGGCTTACCCTTCACTTAGCACCGCCTTCTGCCCTGTGGCGTTTTCCCATCGCTGAATCACCACATCGCAATAATGGGCATCCAGTTCCAAACCGTAACACTTCATGCCAAGTTTCTCGCTTGCAATGATGCTTGTTCCGCTTCCAAGAAATGTATCAAGCACCAATCCATTAGGAGGACACGAGTTACCAATTTGATACTCAAATAACTCGACTGGCTTCATGGTTGGGTGTTCTTCCGAGCGTGATGGGCGCTTGAACTCTAGCACGGTTGTTTGCTTCCGGTCTGTGTACCAATTATGTGCTGCGCCATCCTTCCAGCCATAAAGGCATGGTTCATGCTTCCAATGATAATCTTGCCGACCAAACATTGAGTTATCTTTATTCCAAATCAACTGTTCACGAAAACATTGATTGATGTCTTTTAATGCCCCTATAAACTCGTAGGCTTCGGTAGAAGCGTGCCATATATAAAATGAAGCACCATCCTTCATAGCATCAAAAGCATTTGTATATACACTAAACAAAAACATCCTAAAGGTCGATTTGTCCATTAGGTCATTTTGTATGGAGTCACGCTTTTTTGAACCACCCTCGTAACCGATGTTATATGGCGGGTCAGTAAGGTACAAGTCAGCAAGCGCACCATCCATCAGCCGTGCCACATCATCAGCCTTGGTGCTGTCACCGCAAAGCAATCGATGCCTACCAAGAATCCAAAGGTCTCCCGCCTTGCATCGTGTCTCGACTTCCTCCGGCACTTCGTCTGGATCGGTTAGCAACTCAGCAGGCTCAGTAGTACCAGCCAACTCATCAATCAAAGCATCAAGGTCAGCAGCGCCATACCCTGTACCTTCCAAGCCGATAGGCGTATTCGCAAGCTCGGCAAGGATGTCGGTAATCTTGGTTGTGTCATCTTGCCCGATACGTGTAGTCCGGTTATCAACCACAAGAATGCGCAGCTCTTCTTCTGGAGTAACGTCAACCCATTGCACGGGTACGGTTTCCCATCCTAGAGCCTTGGCAGCCATCACCCTATGATTTCCCGCTAGGATGTGCTTTGTGCTCAGGTTAGCCACCACAGAGCCGTACCAGCCGTTTACTGCTAGGCTCTTCTTGATGGCTTCCACATCGCCGTTGTTAGCGTTGCGTGGATGATGCTTGAGCAGGTCAATAGCGACCTGCTCAATCTCTTTGTTTATTACTCTACTTGCCAATCAGGTTAGCCTCGATTTCTTCTTTGGTTGCCCATACAAGGGCATCTTTCATCTGACGTTCACTGATGCCTTGCTGTTTCGCCCTACGCTTCACATCAGCGTATAGCCAGCGTGTATACATCTCATTGTAAACAGCCAAGCACCCAGCGCCCAGCAGTACACCTAGTGCAAAGGTCATCATTCTTTCACCCATCCGCTCTGTGGATCAATGGCAACCAGTGCCCAATCGTTAGCAAACAAATCACCAGGGGATAGGCTCAACTCTTCGAGCTGTGTTACCCGTCCCTTTGGGCCATGCAGTTCAAAGAGATTCCACAGTTCGGAATACCGCAGGAATACCGAGCCTCCCCAGTCTTCCCGCCATACTGCGTTACCACCACCAGCCATCAAGGCTTGCACTACATCTCCGAATCTCATCCTATTACTCCCATTGTGATTGGCAGGTGTTCAGCCATCAAAGCCTTGATGGACTCTGCTATCTCCCTATGCTCTAACTGCGTATCTTCCTGCGTCCTGAGCTGCACGTAATGTATCCAAGAACGTATCGTGCCAGACATATACATCGTTGTCGGAGTGCAGAGCGGTAGAACCATCCTTGCAGTCTCCGCAGCGATACCGGCTTTGATTAACTTGTTGTATGTCCAGTAAGCACGAGATACACATAACTCAGCATCCAAGAACATATCTGGATTTAAGTCTCCCCATTCCGTTATGGGTTGTGAGCTTTGGCGATTAGTTGTACCAGCAAGCCTCATCTGCCCAAGAATAGGCGTTGTAGCGACCGATGCATACCTTTGGCTGAACTCTTGGAAACTGAATGAACGATGCCTAAGAATCTGCGGAGCGATAGCACGAGTGGTCTTTATCTCAACGCACATTGAAGCCATTTCAAAGATTGACCAATGCCCATGCTTGATGCAGTAAGACAAGAGCCTACTCACATCAGGGTTGTCCTGGTTGGCAGGGTTGGAGACCCTAGCGCAGTACCCGATGACCTTCTCCGCTTCCGGTGTAATCCAGATAAGCTTTGTCATTCCACCACCGTCCAGTCGTTAGCCAAGATATCAGCACCACGGAAGTAGGCAGGGCCAGCATAGTGCCGGTTACCGATGCCGTCCAGTTTGTACATAACCAAGGCATTGTCACGGATTGAATAGTGGAGTCTTGCACCATCTCTGGCAAGAAACTTGCCGTCCTTCATGTGCATAAGTGCAGCTGAAAAACCGATGCGGCAGTTATAGTGCGATGTCTTAGGCGCAAAGGATGCAATCGGCGTGGTGTCAATCTGATCGTATCCAACGCTTTCCGCATAAGCGAAAATCTCAGGGTCTCGAATCCACTTCTCAACGTTTTGCCGGTGTGCTATCTTTTCGGCATCCTTCCAAGCACCAGTCTGGCGGTATATCTCAACCGCCATCCGGATGCGTTCCTTCTTCTGCTCTGTGGTAAACGCTCTAGCCATTTCGTGCCGATACTTTTTTGTCAGGGAGACTAAGATCACTTTTTAACAAAGCTAAAGTTTGAGGACTTACTTGACTCTCTTTAAACCGATATACGCTACGAGTTCCAATATTGAAATTCCAATCTCTATCATTCAAAAAGTATTGCGTTTCACAATGTGTCACGCCTTCATGGAAGTGATATACATCTCGACGTTTATGACCACATTCAAACCAAAAGAGTATTTCAGCATCGTTTACGGTAACTGACCCACTTTGAATATGAGCATTGTCTTGCCCACAAATACAAGTTATTGTGCTTGTAAAAACTCTAACTGTTTCTTTCATTTATCTCCTCCGCTTCTTGTGCTATCCGATCAGCAAAGACAACGTCCCTGGTGATGGCATAAGCCAGATACCAGAGTGCCTTGATGCTATCGGCGTTAGATGTACCCTTGTGTGGCATCCGTTGGATGTACTTGAGGACATTACCCGTGGCAAAGTCCAGCCCCCAGTCGTCTATGACGCTGAGGGCCTGAATACTTGATGTCCGGTAGTGTCCGGTCATACCAGCTGTACGCTCTGTGACATCATCTTGTCAATCTCATATGCCACTGCCCAGATGTCTGCAATCACGTCAGCAGGCTTGAGGCTTCCAACCCAGTATGGATTCTGGACAGCGTAGCCCATGGAGTTGCAGTCGTAGATACCAGCATCATCGCCATTGAGGGCTACCATCAAGTGCAGCTCACCCTTGGACATATGGATTTCGGAATGGTCGCTTGATACCTGAATGTGAAGCGGTACATCGATGACTGCAAACGGGTCACGCTGTACGTTGATGGTGTGCTGTGCCATCTCTTTGATGGCTTCTGCGAGGCTTTGATTAGTTTGTTTCATTGTCTTTATCTCCCAAGGTTGGACAGGCAAGTTAGCCCCTGTCCTTTAGTGTTCCCGCGTTTAGTCTTCCCTAAACCGCCAATACGGGTCGGAATCACCAAACTTTCTATGAGCTGCCAACTTGGCTTCTTGAAGCGTCTTACCGTGCTTTGACATAAGCCACTTCACGTATAGCACCTTGCGTTTTGTTACAGGCACTGACTCGTCATTGAAGCTGACGAAGGGTTTACGCTCATTCGGCATCGAATGGATCCTCGATATCATCAACCGGAGCAGGTACAGCCTTGCGCAGTGGCTTGGTTGCGGTCTGCTTCACCGGCTTGACGGTCTCAATCATGTTTGTGTATTCACCATTCATTTTCTGTCTGGTTCCTACAACCACTTGCCACTTTTGAGCCTTCAAGGCGTTGATGTCAAGGTTTGCGTATTCGTTACGGTCAAGACGCTTGCCGAGCATGGAATCCAAAAGGATTGTGAGCTTGGCTTTCTCATTGCCGTAGACCGTCTTGGTGAACTGTACGAACCGGAAGGGTTGACCGTCTTCATCACCAACCTCGGTGGTTTCGAATACAAACTTGTAGTTTGGTTCCAAGACTGTTGGATCGTCGAATGACTTGCCCTGAATCGCTTCGATGTCAATCAAAGCGCAGATGTAAACGCCGGATTCAGCCACGCTGAACTTCCGACCAGTTCCCTCAGAGAAGGAACCATGCTGTGCAAAAAAACCCATTGCTAACTCCTTTGAGCCATCCGGCTCTCCACGGCACTATTGCCACACCAAATATATACCAATAACAGATAGCCTGTCAAACATTTCTTTTCAGACCATCTTGGCAATGCAGTTCCCCGCCTTAGCGGGGGAACTGTTTTGCTCTCTCATATCCCCCTAACGCCCTCCGGGCTAGGGGGGGTTCTTAGGGGGGGATTTATCCACCTGTTCCTATTCTATATTTCTAAGGGGAACAGGTCTTTAGGAACAGGTCAAAACATACTTTTAGGGCTATAGAACTTTGCTCCTCTCTGGCCATTCATGACGTTCAACATCTCTTCATCTTCCAATCCCTGCAACGCTCTTACGACATCGGACTTACGCTTTTTGATGCCTTCAGATATCTGCTGACTGGTCTGCCCCGGATTGGAATCAATGTAGTCCAAGATGGCTTGATCCATTGTTTTCTCAGCTGTTGCAATATCGATACGCTGAATCTCAAGAGCCTCTGGGCTATGAGCGTGAATCTTGAACTCAAAGTTTATTTGGTCTTCAAAAGAACTACGTCTCTGCTTCACCGTCTTGACCGTGTAATGCCCAAGTTTGTTATCAATGGACATGATAGTTTCTGCCTGTGCAGCGATTTCAACAGCCCCCCGCATACTTTCCTGCCCTATCGCCCCTGCACCGCCTTTACGGGCATGGTGGAGCACCACAAGGGCAGCCCCGGCATCCGTTATCTTCTTGAAGTGTTGATACAACTGCGACATTTCGGAGTTGCTGTTTTCATCAAGGTTGTGGACACGCACAAAAGTATCAATGATGACTATGTCAATCTTCAGGTCAATGACTGAATCAACGATGTCCTGCAAATCATCTGGGTCTGTTACCTTCATGTTTTCATTCACGAAAGAATGCAACCCTCGGCAGGCTTCCGGGTACAGCAGGTGGAATCGCTTGTTGTACTCACCTACACCCATCTCTTCGTTGACATAGAGAACCTTTGACTTGACGCAGGGGGCAAGGCTCATCCACATCCCGGCTGACTCAGCTGCACGAACCAGATCCGCGGCCATCCAAGACTTACCGCTACTCGGTGGCCCTGCAAAATAGTGGATTGCCTGCCGTGCAATGACATTAGGGATAATCCACTCGGTGTCGCGGCTCTTGGCGGCTTCCTCCTGCAACCTATCCCAGTCCCATGGAATCTTCTTCTTGCGTGGTTCCTTGACCTCTACAGCCTTTGCACGGTCTGCCAGTAGGTCTTTGACTGCAACCTCCTTGGTGTACATCTCACGTACACTTAGCGACCATTCAGCCCATGCGCGGGAAACCTTATCCTCTACATCGTGTGCTGGTAGTGGTGGATCGCAATGCTTTAGGTTCCAGTCCTGAGCAAACGCAACCGCTAGGTCATAGTGAAACTGCCGCTCCCGTAGATAACCTACGAGCGCCGTTACTGCGTTATCTCTTCCACCGTACGGGCCACCACCTTCCGGGTGGCGCTCCATGAGCTTGTGATGCGTGTATTCAGCATCAGACTCACCCGGTACACGCTCTGCCCTTGGCTTGCGCTTAGGCGTTGGGTCTAACTCGTCAAACCATGAATCATCAGTCAAAGAAGTACTCCATAATCTCAGGCAGGTCTGCCTTTACAATGTTCAGCCTATATTCCCAGCGTGGGTCAGTTTCAAACGCCTGACACGCTTCCAAGGCTTCAACAAAGAAAACATCCAGCAGGTCGGTTATCCTACCGGATGCATGGCGGATACGTGGTTCTGCCTTGCCTAGTTGCCCTTGTAGTGCGGAAGCCAGCAAGACATCCAGCCGCTCATCGCCAAGATGCCGAACTAACAAGGATTGCTTGTAGGTTGGTTTTATTGCACCGCCCTTCAGAAGAATCACGGGTTTAGGATTGTCAACATCTTTCCAGTTGAGCGTTCCAGGTACACGCAGAATACGGTCAAGGTTAGCGACGTTATCTGTACCGATTAGAATCTTGTCGGCAAAGTCTCGGATGCGTCCTTCCATTGCCGTACGCTCTCGTGTGGATCCGCAGGACTTCGGGGAAGATAGCATCTTGTATCCGTGCCATCCGTTGCCAGTGCTTACCACGATGTCGCAGGTGTCAAGTAATCCTTGACTACTGCCGGGTACTTTGCCGTCAAGGTCAATCCACACCGCGCCAACCTGCTCGATGGAATCCTTGCCGAGCTTACGCCCCGGGCCTTCAGGAGCAACCCTTGGACAGACACCGACATAGACATCATAACCACGAATGGCAAGGCTGATGATGTGCTGTGTAAGGGCTTGACCTTCTTCACCCTTCAGACAATGGGGCAGCCTGTAGGTGGTTCGGTTAGCGTGGGGCTTGACCTTGCTTAGAGGTCTAATCTCAATAAAGCCGTCTTGATACGGCTTGAATAGATGCCGGAGAAAGGCGATAGCCTGACCCGCATCCGTGGCAGGAGTTGCCATGGTTGTTACTACTTTCTCTATGATGTTTCCAATTTCTATGAAACCCCCGGGGATCAGCCGGGGGCTGGCAAAGCCTATTCCATAGAGAAAGGAACAGTTACATTATACACCAAAAGCAAAACCCGCTCAGGTACAGGTGAGCGGGTTGCATACTTGACCATGCATATCAAGTAGCCGGTTAGACCGACAAGGCATCATACATCAAAGGTAAACCCAACGTGATCGGCTATCGCCTGTGCAGCATCATGCCAAGAGTAAGCCACAAAGAACTTGTACCCGTGCGGTTCCAAGGCTTCACGAAAGGAAACCTGCCCCGGTGTTAGCCTGCCCTTACCTGCCTTCATCTCGATGTAAAGCCCCGGTGTCGGGCAAGGGAGGAAGATATCCCATACACCAGCACGAACACCCATGGCCTTGAACTTTGCAGCTGTCCTGATGTCCCTATGTCCACCGTTAGGGCAGTGGTAGATGGTTGAAAGTTCAGGGTGTTTGGATTCCATCAAACGCACCCAAGTGATAAGGGCAATCTGCTCTCGGTCTTCAAGATGTCTCATGGATGCTCCTCAGTTCTGCTAGTGCCTTTTGTATGCGCTCTTTGACCACTACGGGCGGTATACGGTAACGGCTGGCTACCATGTGGATAGTCTGCGGTACTCTGCCATCAAGCCCAAGGTGTAGTGCTACCATCTGTCTTGTTTCATCGTCCATCTTGCCGAGGGCTTCGGTTAGGGTTCCCTCTTCGGCTTCACCGAAATAGACATCTTCCGCGCTTGGCGTTGATCCGAATACGGCAGTATCCGCCAAGACCAGCTCTGAGCCTTGTACCGGGGTTTCTATGGACATCGGCTCGATTCCTGCTGCGGTACGGCAGATGTCAATGGTCTCAAGGCTCATCCCGCTACGCTCGGATAGTTCGGCATCGGTTGGTGGTCGCTTTAGTTCGAGTTCCAGTATGACGTAATGCCGCTTGAGCTTGTGCCACTTGACCAGTGTATGTTCGGCAATCCGGATGGTGCGGTACTGGTTGGATTGATACCGCCTAAGCTTCTGGTAAATCCAAGGATGTGCGTAGGTCGAGAAGCGCAAACCACGCTCTGGTTCCCACTTTTCGATTGCCCGAATCAAACCTTCGACGCAGTACTGGCAGGCATCCGTGAAGTGTTCCTTGTGCTTGATGACCTTGCAGACTTCCCTGATAAAGGCAAAGTTATGACGGATCATAGCATCTAGGCACTCGTTCTTTTCGATGCCATGTGACCAGCCGTGATGCAGGAGCAGCATCTC